CTCGCAATCCGAGCCGCTCAAGACTAGCTGCATGTCGAGTCCACCGGCAGTAGCGACCTCCCGGAACATCTCGGCCTGCAATTGGCAGGCGAGATCCCACGTCTCTTCCCGGCTCATGGTGGCGTCGAGGGCAAAGATGAGACGACCGCGCGTGCCTGCGGCAGCCGTGGTGCGCCCCCTAATATTAGCGAGGAAGGCATCGAGCTCGGAGCGCGCCGGCGCGCTCTCGCCGCGGTTGATGATCGAGGATTTGTCCTGCTCGCTGGTCATTTAACGTCTCCCGTTGCTTTTGTTTTTGGCGCGACGGCGCACTCAAACCTTACTGGCCCGGAAAAGTGTGAGAGTAGAGATTCAGAGAGATTATTAAGGGGAACATTCTCTACTCCCATTTTTCCGGGCCAGGGCGAAAACCGCAGCCACCCACATTTCCGGTCCATGCTAACCATCACATCGATAACAATAATTGACGGTCGAGTATCGGTGCCAGGCTATAGCGCTCGAATGTATGTTGCCGCCCACCCTGGACCATATCCACCTGATCGCAGTCCAGCGCGTTGAGCAGGTGAAGTGCTCTCAGTTCACGCTCCACCGTTGTGCGCGGCCGGACGATGCGGCGAGCAACCTCACGCGGGCGAGCCTGGGGGTGGGCAGCGACATCGAGCAGGATGTCTCGCCGTAACGGTGCGATGCTATCGCGCGCACACCGGCTTGCCAGCCGCATGGCCGTTTCGGGCGGCATGCCAATTGCCACCGTACCGCGCACGACCTGGGTCAGTTGCTTGACGAAGCGGGTCGGCATTTCCAGCGCATGCTTATCAACCGTATCACCCTTGTAATCGCGCTCGACGCCGGTGCGCGTCCGAGTCACGATATTCGCAAGCTTGATCAGGCGATCAGTCTCGGCAGGGGTGAGTTGGTACTCCTCGGTGCTGGCACTGGCGATGAGTCCACCGACGGCAGCCGCCAGCTCGGCGCGCATGGTGGCTTCTTTGCCGGTATTGCGGATGGCTTGCCATGCCGAACGGGTGCGGACATGGTCAGTTTCAGAATCGGCGCGAACGATGACAAAGCGATCGCCCATGATGGCAATGACGCTGTGCGCGGTGTCCCAGGCAGTAGTGCAGGCGCCGACGATGGCAATGCGACCGTTCCAGGGGAGCGTTCGTCCGCCGGCCGTTCCGACATTGCGCTCCCACTTGCCGTCGTAGATTTCGCGCAACGCGGCCAGAACGAGACCGCGCGCTTTGTGGTCCATCGAAAGGACCGAGGTGAAATCCTTGATGACCAGCACACCGCGATTGCCGAGTTTGAGCAACAAGCCGCCGGTGGCCCGGCCACTCTGCAATTGACGCGGAGTTGCCGACAGCAGAGCGCCCTCGGATGTAATCGTGCTGGTGACGAGCGCGCCGGCGCCCGCGAGCGACTGCACGGTTTCGGTCTTGGCATTGCCGGAACCGGAAATCACCAGTAGCCAAAGCGGATCACCGGTCAACCGCTCAGCTGCGCTAGCAGCGAGAGTGAGGTCGAGCACGTCGGTGTCGTAATCCTGACCCAGCCATTTCTTAAAGGTCGCATGCGCGTCGGCTAGCGGCTGCGACGTTGTCGGAATAATCGTAGGCGACACCACCGGCGCGATCACAGTTTGCGCCCCGCTCGGCTCGTCGTCCGTAGTGATCTTGTTATAGGCACGCTCGACCTCCTGTCGCAGCCGGCCTTCGTACTTCTTGGCGACGCCCTCAGGATGGCGCTCGAGTAATTCGAGAATGCCCTCGACGGTGAAGCCGAGACGCTTGAGCGCGATCATGACGTTGAAGAATGCGAGCGAGCGGTCGCGCGCGTTGCCCTTGGTGGGGCCGTCGCGGATGACGCGCATGGTGTCCGCAGGAATATCAGCCTCGCTGGCGCTGCCGCCTGGCGTCGGCGCACCGCCGTTGGTCCTCGGCTGCTCTGACAATGGAAATGCCCGTTCGATCTCCTCCGGTGTCCATAGCGCGTTGGGATCGAGCGCGATCAGCCGGGTCCACACAGTGTCGCGTCCGCGCGCGGTCTTCTTGGCGTTCGGGTAGTTGATCGTTCCGGCGATGCGATAGGGCTGGGTCGGGTTGCCGGTGTCGTGGTCGCTATTGACAGCGCGGCGGATGCGCTCGCCCAGCTTTTGTGCGAGCTCGGCATTGATTGCTGCCCTGAGGAAGAACCAGAACTGAAAATTGCCGGGCGAGGTCTCCACCGTCATGCTCGGGCGGATCGTCGCCGGTGGCGTCCAGCCCATGCCTTTGTCAGCATCGCTGTCGACAACGAGGGCAAATACCGCAACGGTATCCTTGAGCGTACCGCGCTCGCTACCGCGCAAGCTCGCCGGAACCAAGCGGCCCTCGATGTAGACGTTATGGCCGGCCTCGCAGTCGGCAATCGCGGCGCTAATCATGCGGTCGATGTCGTCGAGCGTGTAACGGCTCGGCACCAGGGTTTCGGATACGGGATGCAGTCGTGAGAGCTGTAGCAGGCCTGGCGTTGCGCCCGCGGCTGCCTTCGCCTGCGTCGCAATCGCCTGGATGGACTCGCGCACCGCGCGCGGATCCGGCGTCAGTAGAATTTTCTGCGCCTCCGCTGGAGTGGTCTTTTCGATTTCGTCGTCGATGAGGCCGCGGCTGCGCAAGGCGTCCTTCATCGCATTGGTAAGCATGAATGGGATGCCGGCCATGGCCTCCTCCTAGCGCCAATAGACCAGTGTCTGTCCGTCGTGGGGAGTAATCGCCAACTCGACAACAGAACTGCATTGTTGGCACGAGAACTCGAGCGAGAGCCCGTAGCGATGCGCATTCGGTTTGCCTTGGCGAAGAACATCACCGCCACACAGCGGGTATATCAGCAAGCGACGAGTATCTCCGGGGGCGCGATAGGCAAGCTGCATATCCGGATCAATCATGTGATCTTCCCTCCGAGCTGGTAGAACAGACTGTGCAGGTACTTGTGCATCGGCTGGGTTGGCTCGCGGTCGTACACGGTCTGCGCCGCCACCTTGTTGATGAAGTCGTGATGTTTGGGATTGAGCCGATGCTTCTCACGTTGCACGTAGAGCGCGACCTCCTTCCAATCGAGCTTGCCGTCGGTGTTACGGAACGCGCCGGTACCGTGTTGCTTGCTTTCCGCCGCCGCGACGCCCTCGGCGTAGCCGATGGCACGGGCATTCTCGATCTCGCTGCGGATTTTCTTCTTGTCGTCCTCGCTCAGGCCACCGCTGCCGTTCTCGATGTGATCGGCAAGGTCGAGAAAACTGCAGCCATACTTTTCTAGTTTCCGCGCCATCGCGCACAGGGCAGCAAAGGCTACACCCTGGTTGTCCGATGCCAGTTGCCGGATAACGTCGCCAAGTTCGGAGCCGTGGTGTTCGTTTTCCCGGGTGGTGAGCTCGGACGGCAATGCCATGGCTCACCTCCAGCACCGCTCTTTGTGCGGGCACATCTTGCAGCGCCAATCTTCGGGATCATCAAAGTTCCGCGGCAGCAACTCGCCAGCGCGCGTCGCCTCGATGATGTTGACGGCGCGATCGGACCAGAGCTGCGCGCGCTCGGCGTTGAACGGCACGAGGAAGTGCAGCCACTCACACGTGTCAGCGTTGGTGACGGTGAAAAGCGCGGGATTGGTGACGTCGAGATACGCTTGATAGAGCGCGACTTGCGCAGCGTATTGCGGAAAGGTTTTCTCGAGCCCGTCGCGCTCGACCGCGCGCCAGTTCTTGGCGTTGACCGCCTTGTGCTCCCATACGAACGGGTAAATCACATAGGCGCCGGCCAGGTCCGGACCATGAATGATGATGCCGTCAGCGTGGCCGCGGAGCGCACCATTGACGGCGGTGAAGGCGAGCGCTTCAGGCGGCGCAAACTTGAAACCGGCAGTGATGAGACGCTGGCGCGAGCGCTGCTCGAAATAGTGCCCGCGGTCGAAGATTTCGCGCGTACGGGCCGCGAGTACGGGTTTACACCACCAGTCGTATTGGATACGGCGCGCGCACTCGTGCCCGATGATCGACGCGCCCAGATAGGGACGCGGCATCTCCGCCGCCGTTGCCGCGGCGCGCTCGATGGCGGCATTGACTGCTTCGTTGATCGGCTCGAGCGAGAGCGTGGCGCGATTGAAGTTGGGCATGGCACAGTACTCAAGGCTGTTCGGGCCCGGTGAATGCTTGTCGCAGCAGCTCCGCGTGCTCACGGTTGTTGCACCAGACGGCCGTCATCACTGCCCTGATTTTCTTTGTGCGCTGCTGCTTGACCTGTCCGATCAGGTACTCGGCGCCTTTCAGGGTAAGGAAGCCATGACCGAAGGGGCGATTTAGTTCGCCCTCGGCCTGCCACACGCCCATCACGAGCGGATGCGCGTCGAAGAGTTCTGTGAGCGCGGCGTGATCGAGCCCACGGTTCTCCTCAGCCATCTCGACGAGAAGCTTCTGCAACCCGGACACGCTGCCGAGAATCTCCACCGGCTCGGGACGCTGTGGCGCCGCCTTTGGGTAGGACGAATCCTTCGTGTCGGCTTCGGCCTTCGAGTCGAACTCGAGGATCATCGCCACCGTTGGCGCCGCGCCGCGCGGAAAAATCTCGCCGCGATACCAGGCGGTGACGATGTTCGCGATCTCCACTTGGGCTTGCACCGCAACCCTGCCGTCGGTCTTCATCGCGTAGAAGATGACGCCCTCGCGGGTCATCCAATAGCCGCTCTCGCCGTTGTCGAAGGTCGCGGGCGTGTACCAGTCCTTGGGTTCGGTCATGGCCTCGCTCCTCAAATTCCAATCTCGTCGTTGAACTCGTCGGGCGTCATCAGCGGGCCGCCTGCAGCGGCATTGGCCTGGCGCGCAATCGTTGCAGCGTTCGATTTACGAGAGACGCCCTTGTCGCCCCCATCGCGCGGCCGGGGTGGGGGGTGCAGCACTTGATGGCGCCGCGGCCTGAGCTCCGCTGCCTCCACCATTGAAGGGCGGAGGTTGCTCGACCGGGTGCCAGTCCTTCTTGTCGGGCGTGATCACACCCAGGAGGATGTTCTTGTCCGGCCAGTTCTCGCCGCTGTTGTCGTTCTTCGGCTTGCCCTTCTCGACGCCAATCTTGCCGATGAAGGTCAGGCCCTCGAGCTGCTTGTAGCTGAGGTTGCGAGCAGCGTACGCCTGCGGGCCCATATCGTCCGGCTTGAGCCCGAGCGCGGAGTCGATAATGGCCTTGATCATGCCCTGGTTCCAACCGACGGACTGCTTGTGCCCATCCGTCGTGCCGACCATGACCCAGTACTCCCAGAACTTGCGGCCCTTGTAGAGCCCGTCGATGACGGTGAACTCGCAGGCAAGCATTTCGCAGGTGCCGTCTTTGCTGCGCTTGAGCATGCCATCCTCACCGACGCCACCGGCGTTGATGTGTAGGATGCAGGTCGCGACCGTGGGGTGCGGGATCAGCTCAAAATCCCGCGGCGGCGGCGCATCGCTGTAGTTGAAGGGCATGGTGTGCCTCCTCTCAAGTTTGCGTGGGTTGCTCGGGTGAAACGGTGACGAACGGTTTACGCTGACCGGGACGGGTGAGCTTGTCGATCAGCGCACCGAGATTCGGCGGCTCCAATTGTTCGAGCCGGCCAGAACGGTCCTTGGCGGGATAGCCCCACGGATTGGGGTTCGTGCACACGAACGCGCGCACTGGTTTGCGATCGCCGAAGTCGATCCACTGCATGGTGATGATCTCGTCGACGATCGCCGGCAGCTCGCGCCCGGTTTTCGCGCCTTCGATTTGCGGCTGCCAGGTTGCGATGTTGAGCTCGTCAATGTTCCGCTCGAGCACCGCCACGAACACGACGGTCTTCTCGCGCGCGTGCTGTAACTGATTGAGCCAGCCCACCATGCTGCGGGCGTGCAATCCGTAGATTGAACGCAGATCCTTGCGGCCACGATCGGTGAAGGCTTCCGGTTGCTGCTCCGCCCAGGTGAAGCAAAGCCGGCCGGCGGTGGTCAGGCTGTCGACAAACAGGATCGGATAGTCTGCGAGCCGGGCAAGCTCGTGGTCCTCCATGACCTTGTTGTGGTGCGCCTCGCTATAGCTGGCGGTCGGTGGCAAGGCCGGATTGGGCCCACCGAGAGCGCAGGCGAGATCACGGCATTCGTCCCATGTGCGCGGGCGCACGCTCGCGATGGGGACGTCATCTACAGCAAGATGCCCAGCTTCGATATCGATGAACACCGCCGATGCGAGCATTTTGGCGGATAAGGTGCGCAGCAGCGACGTCTTACCGACGCCCGAGGAGCCGACGATTAAAATTTTAGGGCCGCTCTTTTCGGCGAGTCGCGCGTCTGCGGGGATGAATTTCATCATGATTGCGCCTCTTGTTCATCCCCGAGGTCGATGGCGCTGTAGGTTTCAATCACCGCGCCCGTATTCGCCTGCTCGAAGTGCGCCTCGGTAAAGGCCGGCGGCGTCTTTCCGGTGCGTGACTCATAGGCGAAGCGCGCCAGTTTCCCGCAGCTGGTCCAGGACAGCTTCACATGCTTGCCGCCATTGCGGACGATGGGCACGAAGCCATGCGCGGTCACGGCCTTGACTGCCTCGCGCACGAGCTCGTTGTTGGGGCGCTTCATTTGAAACTCCAAGCCTTCGCCGCGACAGGCGTGCTATCGCGGTGGCTAATTCCGGTTCTCTTGTCTGCTTCACGGAACCGTCAGCAGCGGCTCGGGGAAACAGACCCTTGGAGAGGGCCGCGACCGCCACGGCATTCGCGCGCGTGGCGACCGCGGTGGTCGATGCCAACTAGGCGGCGGCGCGTGCGCGCTCGATCCTAACGAGTAGGTCGTGCGTGCCGTTGATGCCGACCTGGCTGACGACGTCGACCAGCTTCTCCTCCGGGCTCATGGGCGGGGGCAGCGCCTTTGTCGTCGGCAACGCCAGCGGCACCGCGCCGGACTCGACGAGCGCGCGGTCGCACGGCCGCTTCACGGCCCAGCCCACGTAAGTCCTGTTGATGCGCCAGATCCCGGCGCACTGAACCATGGTGGGCTGCCAGAGCAGGGAGACGCCCCTGTACATGTCAGCTGCCTCATAGGCCTTCTCGACCGCGAAAGCTGGGCGTGGCTCGCGTACTGGCCGGTAACCAGTCGCGAGACCGAGTTGAACAACTCAGGGGCAACGCTATATTTACCGTTCCCGTTCTTCATGGGAAACCTCATAAGGCCCTGGACTGGAGGGACTGACGGTGAACTCGTCAGTCCTTCCCTCCGCCGCCGCCAGGCCTGGTGGCGCGCGACGGTTTCGGGCGGAATACCCGAAGCTCAAAATCTCTTAGGCAGCGCGACGAGACTTTTTCGTCTCGACGCAGCGGTTGGCCTTTGCGTGTTTCCGGACGATGGTGACTGTGTCGATATGCGCACCGGCCAGCACGAAATTCAGCTGGCGCAAGGCGGCGACCGCCTCCTTCTCGTTGGATGCGGCGACCGCGGGCGTGGTCTTTGGGTCGCTAGCGATCATGACCAGTGACAGGGCGCGGCGGAGCACCTCGCTTCCCCGGAGAAACGGCTCGTCGGTTTCGTCGGATTTGCGTGGCAGATGGGCGACGCGCGCCATCAACAGGGGTATCCAGCTCGCAGGCATGCGCTTCAGGAACCAGGCGAAGCCACGCTTCTCCAGCGCCGCCTTGATCGCTTCGGCGGGCACGGCGTCGAAGACCGCGAGCACCTTCGCGACGTCGTCCTGCGGGCCGCCACTGCCGGCGTCGGTCCTGCCAGAAGTCTTCGCACCAGCGATGCGCTTCTTCCCGATCAACCGCACGGCTGCGCGCAACGAGAGGTGGGGGCTGTCCTTCCGCGCGGCCTCAATCTTCTCCCGGTTTAGGAAGAGCTTCAGGTATAGAAACATGGTCGAGAAGGCGAAGCCGTTCTCTTCCAACCAGCGCCTCAAGTTAGGGACGCGACCCCTCACCTTGAGCACGCGTTCGCCCGCGACGTAGGCGGAGTCTAACGCGTTAGACTCCGCGGCCCGGACAGCCCGATCAGCCTCGCGGATTTGGGCGGCGAGCTCGTCGAGGGTGACGACGCAATGCTGCTCCTGTCCGGAATTGTCGTTGCGATTTTCCAGATCGGCCGTATATAGGGCTTGCATTTGCGGACCTTCCGAGGCTTTGACGGGTTTCGGGATTGACGCAGACACGCAGACAAGTGCCCCCGGCGCAGCAGCCGCTGCCCCGGGGGCTTCATTTATTTAAGCGGCATTCGCCTCGAGCTTGAGCATTGCGCGTAACGGCGCGGTCGGCACGCGAATGCGATTCCCAATACGAAGGGAGGGGATTTGTCCTTCTTTGACCCCGGCGTAGGCGCTACCGCGACTCAACCCGAGCAGCAGGGCCGCGTCGTCGACGCTTACGGTCGTGTCCTCCATCAGCGCCTTCACCGGCAGTGCCTTGATAGACAACGCCGGTGCCGACGCCGCCGCCTTCGCCGGCGCCGGCGCCTTCCTCTTCTTGCCCATAGCGGGCTCCCTTTCTGTGTCTGATGGCCGGACATTGTAGGCACCCGTATCGGGGGTCAAGAATTGTTTGCCATACGGTTTGACACAGTGGCGTAAGCGGTGATACGGGTTGCCACGACACCAACCTGTCTCTCTGGACGCGAGGAGGTCGCTATGGATGCCGAGCAAGCCGAGCAAGAGGTCGCCGTGAAGCGAAGGGTCGGACGCCCCCCGGGGCGGAAGACACCGCACCGACCGACACTCACCACTTCCGCTCGAGTGTCGGCAGAGATTTACGAAAGGTTCGTCAAGGCGGCGCAAGCCAGCGGTCGCACGCTGAGTGCGGAAGTAATCCAGCGCGCTTGCGAAGGCCTTGAGTGGGAAAAGACGCGCCAGGACGCACAAGCGATGTTGGCCAAGGCGGGCCAGGATGCGCGGGCGATCGTAGCCAACGCCGAGTTCGTCACAGAAAAAACCTCAAAGACGGAGCTGGTGAAGGAGCTCCAGCGCCGCGGCTACCGCTACGTCCGGGGCGTAAACGGCGCCGCCTGGTTCGATCCGGGCGTCGACTCCATCACCTGGATCGCCGACCCCGCACTGCTGGACGACCTCCTGGACCGTGCCGTCGCCCGCACGCTCGAGACCATCGGCGCCCGCGCGCTTGCTAAACCCCAGACCAAGCCCCGGAGGAAATCGTGAGAGGACACATCCGCAAGCGCGGCAGCAATTCTTATGAGCTTAAGTACGACGCTGGCCGGGAGGGCGGTCGGCGCCGGACTCGCTACAAGAACGTCAAGGGCAGCCGCCGCGAGGCGCAGACCGAGCTCAATCGCTTGCTGGCACAGGTCGCCGACGGCGGCCACGTCGATCCCCACAGGCTCAGCGTCGGGGCGTACTTGTGCGAGCGGGTAGCGCATTGGCGCGCCATGAACACGATCTCGCCCAAGACCGAGCAGGGCTACAACGAGCTGCTCAAGAACCAGATCTTGCCCCACCTCGGCACCGTGCCGTTGCAGAAGCTGACCGCGCGCGACATCGAGAACTGGCACGCCACGCTCTTGAGCCGAGGTCGCAAGGGCCCCAGCGGTCGCCCAGGCCAAGGTGGCGTTTCCCCTCGCACCGTCGCGCATGCGCATCGAGTCCTCAACAAGGCGTTACGTGAAGCCGTCCGGCACGAGCTCGTGCTGCGGAACGTCTGCACCGCCCAGCGCGCGCCCAAGGTCGTGCCGGTCGAGATGCACATCCTCTCCCTCGCGCAGGTCAAAGAATTCCCCACCGCGCTCGACGGCCACGAGCTCGCGGCTCCGGCGGTGACCGCGTTGTTCTGCGGCCTAAGGCGCGGCGAGATCTTAGCGCTGCGCTGGGGCAACATCGACTTCATGGCCAAGCTGCTCAAGGTGCGCGAGAGCCTGGAGCAAACCAGGGCCGGGCTACGGTTCAAGCCGCCCAAGAGCAGAGCCGGCGTCCGCGATGTCGCGCTCCCCGACATCGTTATTAAAGTCCTGCATGGACAGCGCCAACGCCTACTCGAACGCCGGCTCCTGCTCGGCCAAGGTAAGCTCGGTGACAGTGATCTGGTGTTCCCAGCCTGGGACGGCTCCCCGCAGGGGCCCGAGGCGTTCAGCGCGGCCTGGGCCCGGTTCGCCCAGGAGCGCGGGCTCGGAGTGACGTTCCATGAACTGCGCCACACGCACGCGTCGCAGCTGATCGACGCCGGCGTTCCTCTCCCCGAGATCGCGCACCGGCTCGGACATTCCAGTCCGGCGATCACGCTCTCCACCTATGCACACTTGTTCAAGAAGGACGACAGCAAGGCCGCGAAGGCGATCAACGACGCGCTGGGAGGAAACCATGGAGTATAAACTCGATGACGCGCTCTCCGAGCTTGGCTTTACCCTGCGCGGTGATGGCTCGTTCAAATCGGGTTGTGAGATCGTATTTAGCCTGACTCAAGGCGAAGACGAGGCGGGAAATCCAAACGAGGAAATCTTCTACCGGGTCGAAGTTTGCACTTCCAAGGGAACGCTCTTCTTCATAGTGCACGAAGCCGATTTCATAGTCGGAAAGGGTGGCCCCCTGGGCGGAGAAGCAGACCATGGCCCTACCCTCGCCTAATGTTTGTGAACTCATACGCGCGCACTTCATTTTGCTTGGCTCGC